AGCAGGTGACAACAACTGCATCTATTGCTGTTGTCGCGACCTCAGCGGCCCTCCTAGCAAAGCCGCTTGCCGACTTGCTTCTAAAGCTGGTGAAACCTGCTGTGAAGAAGGCAATGAAGAAGATTTCTGCGTTGCGTGGGAAGCCCCAGAAAATGGAATCACTTCAAGAGAGACGTCTGGCCCAGCGTGATCGGAATCGTGCTCTTCGTGAGTTGCGGCGGGCGTTAAAGAAATAGGGTGAACGTGTGGTGCCACTGTTTCATTTGGCATCTTCACGACGATGTCAGCACAGACTTTTGCGAATCGACTACCTGGCCTAAAAGTAATTCCGGCCTTAGCTAATTCACCGCAATTTTTTAATCTAGCAATCTCAAAATCCAATCTTCGATTAGCAAGCATCTGCTCTTGCAATGCTATCTGTGCTTCTGCTGCACGTTTACAGCGAGCTTGCAGACCTCCATCTAAAGGTATTGATAAGGTTGCAGACAATCCTCCGTTCCAACTATAGTTACTTTTTTGTCCAGTCCTAATTGGACGGTGGTATAAAATCTTGCCTGGATTATCAATAACTCCATCATCATTTAGGTCACTTGTATCATAAACAGGATCGTTATAGTAATCTTCATAAGGAAGTTGAAACGAGCCAGTTCTTGTCATGAAAGGCGTCACATTTAAGGTTGGACCTTGACATTGAATACCGTTCCCGTAGGTATTGGTGATATAAGGACCCTGAAGTACCTGGATCGCCTGATTTGTCACACTCCCACTGCTATTTGCAATAGGGTTAGCAGTAGCACTAACGCCACCGACATCACCAGCCAACGAAGGATTAGCAAATAGAGAAAGTACACCTACTGTGAGAAGATGGAAGTACTTTCCGTGACGCTTCTTATCTCCGTAGTTCTGTTTATAATCGTGTGATTCGCAAGCCCCGGAGCTTGCAGCGTCTCCGTAAACTGAAAGCCTTTCGTATTGTCGACGATCGACCAGCTTGGCTTGTTTGCGGAATCCAGTGTTGTCCATGTACTGGTGACGCCGTTAATAGTATTGCTATTGCCTGAAGTGGTCGAGGGAGCAATACTGTTACCTGTGTTCTGTATATTAGTGCCTGTTACAGAATATTGGTAGCCAGTGTTGTAGTCCATAGAATTTATTGTCTCAGTCACAACAGAGGTTGTTTCTGTCTTTGACGTCAAGCTTCCCTGAGTAAAGTTCGGGACCACCGGCACTGAATGACCAGGTTGCATTAACCCATGAAGGATTCCAAGGACAAATCCCAGGGCTATGCCTTCACGTAAGCGGTCCATCTATCGCACGGTAATTTCCGAAACGTATTGTCCTGTCGCACTTGTTCCCGCGCCACCTGCTGTCACAGATACAGCACCAGCTGATGTGATTGTGCCAGCGAGAGTTCCTGCGGTGCCTGCTGAAGTCGAGGTGATGTTCGAGAAGTTAGCCACCTCCCCAGTAGTCACTGCACTTGTCGGGATGGCATCACCTTGCGTATAAGACTGAGAAAAACTGAACGCGTTTCCGCTGGTGGCCTGTGTTGCAGTGATCGATGGCCCGGCTGAGACGCCAGTGGTCATGTTCAAGGAACCGACAGCACCTGCATTCGTGCCATCTGTTGTGCTTACTCCTGTCCCGGAGACGCTGTACGAATTACCTACACGGCTTACATTCGTTGCCGCAGCATCAACGGTCAGTTGAACCGAGCTTTGGAGCCGGCTTGTGATGTCAGCATATGCAGGCGCACCCGCAAGTGCGAGAATAAAAAGTGCACGCCACATAATAGATCCTCGTCCGTATTCTGATATTAGTAGAAACACATTTAGTCTAAAATATACCCATGAAAGATGAAGAATCCCAATTCTCTTTTAGAGAGTTATTGTCAACGCTTGTTCCAGCAGGCGTTCTATCGTGGGCACTGGCTATGTTGACGGCCAGCTATATGGGCTACGCGAAGATCGACGCGGCTTTCATCTCGTCACTGGTGACATCGGTCCTGGCTGTATATGGAATCAGCAGAAAGGATGATGGCAAAAAGACTGAGAAAAAGTTTACAGTGCCTGATAAGGACTCTCAACCCCCGACTAAGTGAACATAGTTTTTAAAACGCACTGCCACCTGAAGAAGAGGCCAATACCGAGAAAAAAGTTAAAGAATGAAGAGAAGGCAAAGGTTGTTCAAACGCGCCGTATGCCAAGTTGTGAAGTGATCGATGAAAGGGATGATCACACTCTTTTCTCGACGCCGTTTGGCGAGTGGTGGATACGGAACTCTGACTGGGAAGAGGAGGACACCTCAGAAAAGATTCTCTGTGAAGAGGTGGATGGCGTTCGGTTCTTGAAAGATTACCCATATCTTCATCAGGACACTGAAGGTGTGAAGGAACGCCGTATATGTCAAACGAAGTCAATTGCCTCTGCTTTGATGTATTTGGGATTAGGTGGCATTGAAAAGTGCTCAGACTATGCCGATGTCGTTCATAGATATGGGCATGGCGCCTACCGACGGCATCACAGAGCCGCAATGGAAGACATCGGTGTGACTGCGACATTTAGCCACACCCTTGGTTACGACGAGATCAAAGATGAAATCGACGAAGGCAAGCCAGTCATTGCCGGGCTTTGGAGTAAAGGACCGTATCTGAAGCCCAGGGGCCTAACTTATTTCGTGGCTATCTACGGCTACGACAGCAAGGATTGGCTGATCCAGGATCCCTTAGGAAAGCTGAACTTACTCAATGGTTTCTGGGATGATCTGACGGAGGGTGCAGGTCAAGAAATCCGATACGACATGGAGCTACTTGACCGTCGCCTGTTCCAGGGAGGCGGTTCCGGCGCCATGGGTTGGCTGAATTTCAGAGAATGTTGAGCTATATTGACATCAAATCAAGAGCCAAATGGAAGAGATTTTCAAGGACACAGCTGAGCAGTTGCAAACGCAGCTTGAGGAGCTGAGTGAGAAAATCAGATCAGCTGAAGAGGGTTTGATGCGCAGCAAGGAAGTGTACCTGAAAGTGACAGGTGCTCTCGAAGTCCTGGCTATCGTTAAGCAACGTGTTGACGACCAGCGCTACGAAAGCGACGGCTCGGTTGACCTTACTATGGCTGATTAATATGCTTGGTGATATTAATAAACAGCGTTATAAAGCCATAGAACTGGTTGCTGAAGAAGTTCGAATCCCCTCCAAGGATCTCCGGTTGAACGCTATTGTTCGTGATATTCCTGATGAAGATCTGAGGTGGGTTTTGGATAAGCTCCACTACTTCCTCCTCAAAATCCTGGAGGATGCTGAGTACGATCCAGCTGAAGATGAGTGTGATTTTGAAGCTCTAGGTTTGACTGACTAGAGCTTTTCCCAGTAGCAAGGATCCATGATGTAGTTCTCGATGTCGCCACTTCCAGGCGGCTCAGAACCGACGACGATCAGGTCGTAGGAGATCGAAAAACGTGGCGTCTCACCGATATAATCTTCGACCGAGTGCTGCATGCTCGCTGGGAACATTACTAAACGGTGTTTAATAGGCGCCAAACGCACTTCGTCGTAGTGCAGATCGGTGTCGTTGTGCACCAGAGGTAGGTAGCTCATGCAGTTTTCGGCCTCGAATTTCAAGGCACCAGAGTCATTGTCCGGTTCATTGAGGTAAAAAACGCAGCTGATGATGGCATTTTTGTGGACGTGCGAAGGTATTGAACCTGAGTTTTCGCACACGACAGGCCAGGATTTCTGTGCATAGATATTGACCTTCTCAAGATCAACTCCCATCTCGTACAGATATTCCTCTGCAGCTTCGCCGATCTGTTCGTTCAACCAATTGAATTCAGGCTGGAGGTGTACGAGATAATCATCACGCACATCGCCGGTAAGGTTTGCTGATGAGTCGTTATATTCGCCTAAGTTTTTCTTATAAAAACGCTGCACATAAGCTTCCATTCCTGCAGCAATATCTTGCTCAGGTTCCAGATCTTTGATGCAAATAGGGATCGGAAAAGCGGTGACTACTGCCATTTGATGTTGTTTTTATAGGAGCAGAGGGACTTGAACCCTCACGACCGCAATGGCCAACAGATTTTAAGTCTGGTGCGTCTACCGATTCCGCCACGCTCCCGACGAGCTGAGCATAGCTAAAAAGGCAAGTGTGTGCACCCTACAGTTTTGACAAGGCTGGAATACCAAAAGTGTTTCATTGCGAGCAAGATCTATTAGTCAACCTCATTGTTCTAAGTCCTAAACATGCTCGTCGAAAATTTAGACATCACATTTTTGAAGCCTGGGAATATAAATGCTGTTACTGCGATAAACAATTAACACCTGATACTGCAACGATCGACCACATTCTTCCAAAGCACAAGGGAGGTCATAACGTTCGATCCAATATGAGTTGCTGCTGCAGCAGTTGTAATCGCTCAAAAGGATCTACTTTGTTGAAGGATTGGTTCACAGAAACCAATGCCAACTACACAAAAGAAAGGTTTGATAAAATCATAGAGTGGACAGAGCAGAAGCCCTACTCCATAAAACTGCCGAGTAGTGACTCCGCCTCGCCTTATATCGACGATGACCTCCAAATCAGCTGGATCGCAGTCTAAAGAGAAGGATTTTCTGGGCTCTTATATCGAGCCTCTTCTTGAGGAACGTGTTCCTGAAAACACTGATGAGAACTTCGTGAGCCCCTCTGGCCAGGTGCGTAATGATCTGACCGCTAAGTTTGAGCGTGGCGTTCTGAGGATCTGAGATGGCAGATAGAGCCAAAGCCAAGCGTCTTGCCAAAGAGCAGATGAAGTGCAATAAGCCTCGACGCACTCCTGATCACGACACCAAATCACATGTCGTCAAGGCCTGTAAGGACGGTGAAGAGAAGATTATTCGCTTCGGTCAGCAAGGCGTCAAGGGTGCGGGTAAGAACCCTAAGACAGCTAAGGAAAAGGCTAGGAAGGCATCATATTATGCTAGACATAATGCTCAGGACGCCAAGCCCGACAAGATGTCTGCTCGCTACTGGAGCCACAAAGTTAAATGGTAATTTAAATGTCTGAGAAAAACTTTATTCAGGACGCAATCAAGACTGAAGGTGCTTTCCGGAAGAAGGCAGAGGATATGGGCATGACCACCGAGGAATATACTCGTACGGTTACTTCTAATCCGAAGGCTTTCGATGAGCGTACTGTTCGTCAGGCTAACTTGGCAAAAACTCTGAGCAAGCTTCGTAAGCGTGCCAGAGAAAAGGATGTGACAGAAGGCCCTGAGCTGGGCTGATCAATCCAATCTAAATTAACGTCCAGGATCTCCACCATTTGGTGATGATGTATTTGTCTCCACTAACTGGAGGCAAAGCTTCGTGCATCGTTTTGATGTTTGGTCTGCCGTCGGGGTGAAGGTTGTTCCAGGCAAGGAGAAGACCGGCTTTGGGCTTGATTTTCAGGTTCAGGTGTTTGAAATAAGTCTCGCCTCCCTCTTCCACGTCATTCAGGTAAAGCATTGTGGTCCAAGACCTCTGCCCCATCCATTCGCAATAGACGTCATACTCTTTCGTGTCTGGGTCAAAATAGTCCCAGTGCTCTTTGAAATATTGCCCGGGTTCATATTTTTGTGCTTGCATGCACTCTCCAAGGAACTGGTCAAGCCCCATGAAGAAGGCAAGCTTTTGATCCAAGCTTAAGTACAGAGCGTCATCAAAGTAGTGCAGGTCTGCAGTTTTGCTGGTCCTGTAATCACTCACCTTGCAGGTGTCTTTGTCATCAGAAACCGTCGAAGGTCGGAGGTTTTTGTCAATTCTTTCTCTAAATTGCTTGCAAATTTCAAGGTCAATAAAGTTTTCTTTTATGTAAACTTGTGTGAAAGGATAAAAAATGCGCCGACCATTACGTGTGACAGCACAACGTGAAAGTGCCTTGTAGTCAATTTTTGTTGGAGCATCTTTGAAGGCATTGCTAGCAATGAGTTCTTCAATCTCGTAATCTGTCAATCCGTATTCTTCCATGTACGTGCGGACCGTCTGTGTTTTGCTGACGCCCCCTACAGCTGAATAGAGAAACTCTCGTTTCAGATCATCGGCTAACACCATATAAACCTCTCTTACAATACGGATGTAAGCCAATTTACTGCAGTGGCGCTAGGAGCAGCAACATTTTTATGCTTGTTCGGCTGCTCTTATGTAGCAGGGCTGCTTTGCACCAGGAATCACACAGAGGACAATGAATCAGCCTACGGGAGAGCAGTTTCTGAAAGGGTATATCGACAGGGTCGAGAGATCTATGGACCCAGACGACGTCGATATGAAGACTGACGTCCCTCAGTTCACAGTGGACGAGCGGGAAGTTGTCCTGAAGCAGCCTCCATATGGCCTCTGATTGATTAATAGTTCAGCGCTGGTAGGATACTTAGAAGGTTGAGAATTACCATGGATGCATTAGGACTTCCAGTGGACGTGGAATTCCAAATCCACGCAGCGTCCTTAGCGATTCAGAACATGGATCGAGATGAGTTAGAAGAAGCGTTCATCGAAATGCTTCACCAGAAAGCACTTGATAAGCAAATGTTCTTAGGTGTTCTCAAAGACCATGGTATCGATGCCGATATCACTTTTAATTTCTCCACTATCGGACAAATTTCTTAATCATCATGGCTGATCGCATTATCACCGGAACCCTGGATACGTTCTCGGTTGACTCCGGTAGTGACGTCACTTACAAGGGTGCTGGCGAAGGCAACAATACTGGCCTTAGCCAACGTGCTTTTGAGGTAAATCCCGGTTCCACGGGTGATATCACCTTTACCCTTGACCGTTCTGCTGGTGTTATCAGCTTAGAGATCTTTCAGGATGACGACCATTCTGCTGGATCTGCACCCTCTGGATACCAGAAAGCGTTCAATGTTGCTCAAGCTGGCAAAGGCAAAGGTGCTGTAGGCGTCACGGTCACTGACGCAACCAAAAACTACATTGTGCTGTTGAAGCTCGACGGTTATTCTGAAGTCAGCTACACCGGCCTTTGTGTCGTCCCGTAAACAAAAAGATCCTTTCAAAGAGCATCCACTGCTTACGGAGCTTGGGATTGAAATTATAAAGAAATACACAGCGCCTCGTACCTACATCGGTATGGGGCGTTTTGCTTCCTACAAAGATTACGGCGAATCCACTTGGCGCATTGGCTACGGGACGAAATTTATTGGAGAGAGACCGGTAGCTCATAACGAAAAGTTGAGCGAGAAAGAAGTCAATTCACTTTTCATTGAGGACCTCAAGAGATTCTCTGATGAAGTCTCGAATTATGTTTTTGTGCCACTCAACAAGAACAGGAAAGCGGCGCTACTGAGTTTTGCTCACAGCGTAGGTCTAGTCGGTTTCAAAAACTCTCGTCTTCTGGAGCTGATCAACACTCATGCCTCCAAAGAAAAAATAATTCGTGAGTGGAGCCCCTACATCAACACGTACTGGCTTTCAGGTGGTGACAGAATGCGTGATCGGAGACGCGTTGAGTTGAACACATTCGTCTCCGGAGACAAGCAGATCCCTACCTTTACTCGTCACAAATGCGCTACGGCAGTCTGTCTACTAAATCTGGCGGAGACCTACAATGGGTCCCCGACTCAGATCAAGGCTGTTGAATATTTAGAGCGCAAGATCAAAGAATGGGATCCGACTGGTCGTTCGATTCGTCGTTTCTATCAGATGTGGCGTCAGCATCCAACTGGTCTAGGGTCTCCAGAGCGTCCGGAGAAAAGTGCTTTAGAAGATCTATAGCGTCGATGATGGCCAGCTGAGGTAGGTAAGCTTTGATGAACTCTTCATACTCCATTGTCAGCTCTTTTCTTCAGTGAAAGTTTCAGCAGCACGAGATAGCCAATCAAATCAGTAATCACATCCTCGTCATCACCGATAAGGCCTGCTCCTTGCTGGATACGATTAAGTTTATCGTCAATACGTACCAGAATTTGCTCTACATCGTCTGCCTTGCTGAAGACACGAATCGGCTCGAGTGCTGAGTTCCCGTACTTTCTATTCTTATAAAGCAAGAGCTCCTTAATGTCATCACAGATCAAGCTAATTTGAGCTTGGGTTTCAGTGAGGGTCATTAGAATGAATAAATGAACGACCAATTAAGCCAAGCATACGATATCGATAACCGCCGTGCAGGCAGTTATACTGTCAAACCCGGACAAGATATCTCCGCTACTGATAACGATACAGCTAAGTTCTTTTTAGATAAATTTGTAGACGCCCGCCGAGAGAAAGCAGAACCAAACATGGAACAGGAGCTCCGCACGGAGGATCGTTTCATTGTTGCAGGACCTGGCGAGGCACAATACAGTCTCCGCAACGGATTCCGAGCTAACATATAACTCGTCCAAGCTCCGAGAACACCTCTTCGAAGCGTTCGGTCTGTTTGAAACCGAGAGATAACCTGGGCAGGTAAACGAAATAACCCCAGTGCATCGGGTTTTTATTAGTGAAATATTTTTTACCGTGAATCAAGTTTGGTCTATCCGTGGGGAAGCACATCGGGAAGTCCCAGACCTCCGGACAGATCCTTAACATCTCTGGATATGTGGTGTAAAACAAAGCTTCAGGTATGTTCCTGAGCTTCCATTCCTTTACAAGACGTCTAAACCAGATCACAGAGGGGGCTTTTGAGACTTTTCCTCCACGCTTGCTCCAACGCCAGGTCCCTCTCTTAATGCTCCAAGTGCATCGTCCGTAAGTAGGCGGGAACAGGTAAGTCACTCCCGTCCAGGGTGTCTCGATGTTGAGCCCGTCTTCTTTGAGGGTGTAAATTTTTTTCGCTTGGAGACCCTGAAGATTAGCGTCGTGGTTTGAGCACGGGTCTAAGTCAATCTCTCCAAGCAGCGCGTCGATGTAAGGAAGATATTCAGCTGGCGTCAGCCAGTCCTCCTCAATATGTTCGATCTTGCCATAGATGTTCCGCAGGCTTAACCAGTTGTTGGCTCCGCGTTTCAAAGCATCAAAAAGCTGGAGTTTTCTTCGTCATGCTTGTAGTGAACCAAGGCGAGCTCGTTCTCATCTTGAATAAGGAACAAGGACTCTTTAGTCGGGTCGATCTGTTCCGAGCGACGGATCGCTGATTGGAACACCTCTGCGACACTCTCCTGATCGCGATAATCATCCAACGCGTTGATCAACGCGTCGACGCAGAGATAGAACATACTATCTTTATCCTCTGCCTGAGGCTTGAATACAAGTACACCAGGACCTTCTAAGGCGTAAAACTTGGTGTAAAACTCACACATGTCAGCGCAGATACGCTCGATGCTGAGCTTCATGAGCGTCTCTTCAGTTTCGCCAGTGGTGTTCTGAAGAAGACGGGTCAGGAGTTTGTTTCTACGGCTTGTCATGGCTGTTCAGATTCAATCAATGTTAGAGGCCTTTACCTCTTCGGTTTTGGGCTGCTCCTTAAGCTTTATAAAATGAGTAAGCCCGGAGCGTTTTAGGGTTTCCAGTAATTTGGGGAGCGGTTTGTACAACACAACAGCTTTCTGCATGTTGCCAATCTTCTTGATTAGTTTACCGTTTTCATCCCGTAGTTTGGTCAATTCCCCTTGACGGATCAAGTACTCTGCCACGCAGCGGTATCGACGCTTCTCTGCCAAATTGATGTCTGGATACCGATCGCAGATGGTGCTGATCTTCATATCACTGAACGTGATCCTGATTTGATCAGCCAGGGATAGACCCAAGACCAGGTCAGATGTGCTCGTTTCGTAGCCACATACAAGCTCTAGATACCTTCTCAGGTCAGGAGTTTCGAAGCTTCCTGAGGGTGGGATGAACATCTCCACCTGTTCGGCCAGTGATGTTACGAGGGTATCTTTGTAATTCTCTACCGTTACCTGACTTATATCTAAATCGACGAAACGGTAGCTCTGGTAGGAATTAGTTGAAGCTTCATCCGGTTCGAACTCCGTACGCGATAAGACATCAAGCCAGTCCTCTCCGGTGGTTTCTTCCATTAGAGAACTTAGTCTTGACAAATCTTAGCCGTTTTTCTGTATTCGTCCCATTGGCGTTGATGCTCAAGAATTAGCACCAACTCGTAGTAAGAACGGATCGGAGCGAAATGCTCATTGAATTTTATTGTCTTCATCCAATCCCGACCATGTGTTTCCACCAGCCTCTTCTTACACTTTTCGATGTCGCCTCCGTAATTTTCAGCTTCCCATAAGGCTTTGGCGAGGTTTCTCTGCTGATTTGTCAGAAGCCTGAGGATCTCCTTTGTGGACAGCTCTTGTATGAGTTCGCTAAACTCTTCTATGAAAGGATATTTATCACCATGCGTCGGCCTATCACTTACGCTGAGCTGCTGCTGGCGACAGTCATCATCATTGTGGGAGTCACTGGTGCCCCGCATTTATACGAGTTTGTGACAGATAGAATTAGTATAGAAATAAAAGTGAAGTAAGACAATGGGCGGCGGCGGCAGCAGCGAAACTACAACTGTTTATAGGCAGAAACCTGCCCAGCCGATTCTCTACAGGAAGTATATTCCTCGCGAGAGTTATGAAGATGTAAAGGAGTACATCCAGCGGATCGATGCGGACACCGCAAAATTGCAAAAGGATCGCTACACAGAAGTAGGCACCCCCGCAGAGATCCGTGCACGCGATGAGCGTCGCCGCACCCAGGAAGCCGCATCCTATTTAGCTTCTATGCCTGGCAGCTTTAGGGATCCTGGTCTCCTGGAGGTTAAAGAAGATGCCTCTGGTAAACCTATCGCCAGCCCTGGTCTTGCAGCTCCCACCAATACGCAGCAGGCCGCCGTCGCTGTCGCTTCCAGTAATCTTGTGAAGCAGGCAGAAGCCCTCAAGAAAGCAGAGGCAGCTAAAGCCGCTAAGCCTGAGTCAACGGTTGACCCCAGCAAGTACGATCCTTCCTACGCAAAGAGGGATTGGAAGAAGTTCATGGACGTCTGACCCAGTCAGCTTTCCTGGAGCCACTCCTTATAGGTATCCATTAAAAACTCATAGACATGAAAGGGGATGACAGCTACGGCTTCATCCTCATTTTCTATGCAATAGTGCACGTTATCGAGGCACACTGCGTCCATGATCAGCTCAATGTCTGCTTCATGCTTTTGAATGACACAGAGATCCGCCATGATTTATTGCACTATTCCTAGACTTTAACAGCAATTTTTAAGATTGCCTATACAGAACCAAAGTCTAACGAATCGACAGCACCATCAGCAACTGATGCAAAATCCAAGGATTCTTCAACGTTCTCATAAACGAAGCGCCAGTCCACAACCGACACGTTGACACTAATTGAGTAAACGGTTTCCATAAACCGAATATCATTAGTAATCAGGAATAAATAATCACCAGGATCGAGTCTGGTGGACGGATAATCCTCGAGCTTGAGGTCCTCTTCGTTGTAATCAATCGAGCTCTCAGGGCTGACATAGCCTTCGTCGTTGATTGGCAGTTCCTCACGCCGGCCGTCAGGCAGGATCTTGTAGAACGCGACGAGAGTGTTTCTATTGGTCTCTCTGGTGTAGGCGAACTGACTGAAGTTCTGAGTGAACTGGATGGAACGGTTTCGGTTTAGCTTGATTTTGTAGAACGTGGTGACACGCCTTGTGAGGCCACCATGCTTATTGTTCAGCGTGACCGTTCTAAATACAGAAGAGAAATCGCCCAGATCAATAGGGTTATAAAGGCTATCTCCAGGCTCCGCAGGGCGTGGATCAGAACCGAAGTAGGAGGTAGGACCGTAAGCGGTTGGCCCTGTACCTCCAGTAGGATATGCCTGAACAGTTCCAAAGTTCGCGAACCCGGAATTAGATGGTATCGTCGTTAGAAATCTCGCCATCTTTTGACATTAATCCGGTAAACAGACCATTAGTCCTTCCGGATTCTTGATATTTTTCTTCAATAATTATAGCCCGCTCAGGATAAAACCCTTCGTCAGCAAGAGTCTCCTCAAGGTCGAAGGCTAAATTATTAATCATGCACCGCAGATCAGACTCGGCCTCCTCGATATCCTCCTGCCATTTGACACCCCAGTGGACTTCACCGCCGATCTCAATCATCGCGCAGTATTTGCGCGTTGAAGGATCAAGATGGTAGTGACTCGGGACCACCATCGCCGTCTTGGATGCCGGCTTTTTTGAAGTGCTCGAAGATGTTGACATAGTTCAACTGAATGTTCTCAATTTTAGAAGGCACAGGTACATCGTCAAGTCCACGTGCTTCTAAGTGCAGCGGATTACAGCAAAACTTTTCACATGTTTTTCTGGTGTGGATTCTGTACTTACCTACAAAACCTCGACTCAGCCAGAAAGCAATACGCATCGCTGATTGAGTGGCACCTGAGTGAACCGGTGATGGACAGTAAGCGACTGACTCAGAGCCTGCTTTCTTCGTGGCCCCCAGCCAGGGCCAACACTCGTCTTCCCCACGTACATCAACCTGATCCCAGAAGCGCTTGACGGTCCAGTACCAGCGGTAGTCGAACTGGGTGACGTCAACAGTGCACTTGCCCTGCTTGAGCTCCTCGAGGCAGTCCAGGCACTCACCCATGTGTCCGAACCGGCCTTTGTGTTCCTTGGTCCCGTTACGGTGCCAGGGGCACTCCATTTCGCTTGTCATGTGGAAGTCGAGCTCATAACGACGGACTTCTTGGGGATGACTCGAAGCAAGGTGATGTAGGACCTTTTCGAGCGTGTTCCAACCCTCCCGAAGGGTAAGTGCGTCTTCTTGACCCTGCATGGTCTCAAACGTGTGGCCCACACGGATCTTCCGAACCCTTTGGTAAGAAACATTAAAACGCCGTGATAATGCTTTGTTCGAGAGATCTTTGTCAGCTGCCTTGATTTGATCGACGAGCTCCGGCGTGAGTGCATCGCCCTTTCTTTGGTTTGTCTCCAGGCGAACGTCGGCTCTGGTCCCGTAGTAGTAATGCGTGGGGTTCAAGCAGTACTTGCAATTACAAGTGTGCTTTCTGACGATCACAGATTTCTCTGGTTCAGGGAATTGGCCGACCATCGCCAACAGAAAAGGCCTGGCGTCCATCGTTTTGTAAAACAGATGGTTGCGTTTGCTGTTGATGAAGCCAGAGAAGATTCGATGTCGTGACTTTTTCAGGTCCCAGCAGGCGTCCTTACCAGCGAACCGCATAAAAACCTGAAACGCTTTCGCGAACACGACTGCATCAGGAGCGATCAGGCCGTTTGCACGGAAGAATTCCAGGGTTTCCATTAGGGGCGATCCAGGGGTTGAGTCTGATGGTATGGTCAGATCCCACTCATGTCAACGAGTTTGGCTAGTCGTGACAAAAGTGATTTTAGAACGTCCTTTTTACTTCTTTCTATAGAGAGGGGGCCTAGGTCTTTGTGCGTTCATTTTTTATCTCACACTCACCTAGACCCCCTTCCTATACGTCTAAATAAAAACCCGGTTTAAAAACCATCTTTGGCAAACGATGCGTCAAAACCCTTGCGGCGCAGTCAGTTTTAGCCTTACGTTAGACCCTCTGACGCGTCCCCCCTCTACAAATTGATATCAAATTCGAACGTTTTGCTGGGCTTGTGGTTGTAATAGTCTTCATATACCTGAGCAAAGTTCATAGCTCGGTCAAGACATGCGTTGTAGGTACACAAACCTCCTCCTGGAGAACATGTTCTGTATTCCTTGCGATTGAACCCCCTTTCAAATAACACAACAGTGGAACCTTTCGGGAAAGTTTTGATGTGTTCCATCGATTTGCTGCCTGGTGTTACTATTGTAAAAAGGATTGTTTCTATAAATGGCTGAGATTATTCCTCAGTTACCCCCTAGAGGACAGACATCAGCAGGGTCTTTAGGAGCTAGAGGGCAACGTCTTCAAAACCGTTTTCTGACCGGAGTACGCAATCAGCAGATAATTAATTCAGGCATTATGGAAATGCTTGAACAGCGTCGTGCAGCAGATGTACGGCAAGCTGCAGCGAATCGCTTGGCCGATTCTGCACGAGGCATCCAAGGTCCTAGTCCTCAGCGTTTCGGATTTCAAACACGCATTGCAGGTGCATTACCTCCGAGGACACGTGGATCTGCAATTGTGCCTATCACTAATGTCGCGACAAAAACGCCGCTTTTGTCAAGGATTACGGGATTTTTGGGCAATCCCTTCGTGGGAGCTTTGACGCTGGTCCCTCCTTTGACTGAGGCAATGACAGCCACTGGCGAATTCATGCGTAGTGATCGAGGCAAGATGTTCAAGGACGGCTTCCGTAATTTCGACGTGCCTCAGATGCTCGATGCAGTCGCTGGACGACAGGTGCTTCCCCGTGATCGCGGTTTAGTGTTTACCAGTGGTGCAGTTCCTGAAGGTTTTGATCCAAGTGCTCCTGATGCCCTCAGTACAGCTCTCGAGCAAGCTCGTGGATCTGGTGTAGATGTTGATTCACTTCTCAGGCCGCGTGCAGTAGATGCTCAAGATGCGCCTGTCACTGATTCACCTGTGCTTGAAGATAGTGTCTCTGGGAATGAATTAGCAGATCTTTATGCATCTCAGAAGGAACAAGGCATCAAGAATATGTCCAGAATTCAAGAGATGTATAAAGGCAACCCGGGATTGCAATCCTGGGCCAAAAATTTCCCGGCCCTTGCTCAACGCGAGTTTATGAAAGCTGAGAGAAGAACAGCTGCCGAAGGCGGTGAGCGTGGTATTTCACAGATGGAAGATCCCATGGGGCAAGCAGCTTATGATGAATATATGAAGCGTCGTAGTTTTGCACGTAAATCAGCAGGAATTGAATGATGTACAACCCCTCAGGATTTGATGACAGCGATCTTCTTTTAGATCCTGAAGAGCGTCAGCGTTCCATGCCCGGTGCTCCTCAGAATGTGAAGCTCAATATGGGTCTAGATAGCGTCAGGCAGGCGCAAATGGCCAATACCAACCCCATGAACGCCGTTTCACAGGAGCCCGGTAAAGATTTCTTGGCCGGTTACCTGCAAAAGGGTGGTATGGAGGAAGGTGAAACTGCTTTCAATCCGTTCAAATTCTTCGGTGGCAAGGCCATGGAGCAGGGCGATAAGGCCCGCCAAGGTGAGCTCATGGAAGAACCAGATGCAGGACTTGGTGCTGCAAATAACATGCTCCGCTACCGGCAACGGCAGATGGAAATGATGAAGCAATTAGGTCTTTAAGCATGGGTGACAACGATTTTCCGATGACAATGGCTAACGGCCCGAAGGGTTTTTTGCAGACCTATGTCAGAGGTATGCAAGATTATCAGCAAGCTGGAGCTGGTATTCCAGATTTTAGACTCCAAAACCAGTATGCACAGGAGGGTGGGGGTCCTCTCATGCAGCAGATGATTGCGGGAGTTCCTGATTTTGACAGCAGAAAGATCCCTGGTGGTGAATCTCCGTACCGCAAACCAGTCCTACCACGAGAAAAAAGTCCGGAAGAAAATATTCCTTTTATACCGATTCCCAGGGCTTAATCTCGCCATTTCATTTGATTGATATGTTTGACGACGCAAAGCGTTTTGCCGGTGAAAGGCTTAAAGAGTTCTACGACTTTGCACGTGATAATGTCGCTGTGCCTGTGCTTGACAGCGCTATGGAAGCAGGTGTTGTACCTGCTACTCAAGGGATGGTCGTTCGATGGGCTTCAGGTACTGAAACTCCTCTTACCAAAACACCTAAAGACTTAAGACAAGCCATTCCCTCCGCAATTGAAAAAGCTAGAGCCAGAGGCACACGACAAGTTGAGGGGTTTCAGCAAATCCAAGGCGATGTTGATGG